TTGAAGCATCTAGCCTTCGTGCACTCACCGCTGTTTACCAACAAGCAAATATGGCAATGTCTACTTTTGCACGAAACAATCCTGGTATGTTTATGCCTGGACTTCCAAAAGGTGGAGGTCGTCCTCCACTTAGGTACAATAAAGGTGTTTCATATGTACCAGGAACTGGTAACAAAGATACTGTTCCTGCAATGCTTACTCCAGGTGAGGCAGTTATTCCTAAACCAATGGTTGCTAAATATGGTGGTCTTGTTGATGCTATGGTTAAAGATCAGGTTCCAGGCTATAGGTTTGGTCCTGGAAGATTTGTTCCAACCACTACCCCTGTTGTAGGAAGTCTTGGATCTTTTGGAGCATCAGGTGTTGTTGGTGGATCGCTTGCAGCAAGAAGACTGCAGACAGTACAAATGTCACCAGATGCAATAAGTTCTCGTGTAATGCAAAGAGTTGGTCTTGAAGAGCAAGGAAATCTTATCTCTGTAACAATGGGAGGGGCGCAGTTCTTTGTTAAAAAATCAGGTTATAAAAACCTTGAACAATTTATTTTAAAAAATGAAAAGTACCAAACATCCAAGGGTGCTTCAGTAGATGATATTTTTGCAACCATGGTTGCCAGAGTTTCTCAGCCACACAGAAAAATTTTAGGATCAACAATTGCTCCATCTAGATTAAAGTCTATTCTTCCTGTAGATCCTACAACAAGTCCAGTTACTGCTGGAGCAAAAGCAAGGCGTACCTCATATTTACACAAGAAAAAATTTCAAGAATTGCAAACTTACTTTAAGGGTGAAGAAGCATACATAAGAGAAAAAATGTCTATTGATGATCTTGCTATCCTAGCAGCACCAAGAGCAAAGTTTGAAGGAGAGCGTCTCAAGGATGCAATTACTAGAACTGGTGACAAGCGTTTGTTCTCTTTATCTCCTGCCCTAAGTCACGGAATACCTGCACAAGGCAAAAAAAGAACTGCAATAGATGATAGAGCAGAGAATCTTTATGAAGAAACAAACCAAATGAATTTGGCATTTTCTTATAATAAAAATAGACAGCATGTAAAAAATTCAAGAGAAGCAAAAGAGTTTTTAGAAGAACTTTATGCAAAGAAAGGCAAAACAGCATTTGATAGATATGCAGTAGTTGCACTAGAAAAAAGACTTAAGGATGGATTTTATGATAAATTTACAACACGTCAAGATGACCTCCTTATGGCAAATAAAGGAGTCCTTACTCCTGGAGGAAGTTATGGAAATATTCCTGCAGTTCTTACACCAGGCGAAGCGGTATTGTCTAAAGATGTTGTTAATAAATACCAACCACTAATTACAGCAATGTCAGAGGGAACAGTCCCAGGCTACATGGGTGGGGTAATGCTCGGAATGCCAATGTCATTTGCAAGGACGCAGCAGATGAGAGCATCTCAAGCCCAACTTGAAGCAGCAGTTGCAAAGAGTCGTCTTGCTAAGACTGCTCCTACAGACTTTGGACATTTAGTTCAACCATTTTCTGGAAGAAGTTTTCCAATACCAGGAGTGGGTGGAATATATAGAAAGCCTAATGGAGAACTAGTTGTTGTTAAGCCTGCAGTTGATGAGAAGTCAGCACTTGCAGAAATTAGAGCAACACAAATTGCTAGAGAAGCACACGGACTTGATTCTCCTAAGCAATCTCTTAGAACAATGATTGACCCAAGCGACCCAACAGGTAAGCGTAAACTCATTGTTCTAGAATCTCCATACAATAAAAAGTTTGCACAACCAACAGGAAAATTTACTAAGCAGCAGTACATTAGACAGTTAGTTGCATCTTCTCTTCGTGGCGACAAAGATTTATCAATGTCCAACCTTTCTGGAAATATGCTTGCAGATGTTGGTACTGCTGGAGTATTTAGTAAGGCCTCTGGGTTTAGAGATTTTGCAAAAACAATGCCTTCAATGGAAGAGCAGGCAGTAATTAATCTTCTTGGAGTCAAGGGTGGAGCAAAGAAATTCTTTGCAGAAACAACAGCACCAATTGCTTCAAAAATGTCTGCACAAGAGTTTGAGTCAAGGATGCTTGCTGAAATTAACACAGTACTTCCTAAACTTAAAAAGACTATTTCTTCCTTAAAATTAAGTGGAGAAGAGTCCAAGGTTTATTCTGATATGGTTGCTCGTCTTGAAGCAGGAAAGACAGCAAACTGGAAAAAAATTCACGGTATACATACAAATGTAAAGCCTAAGAAATACAAGACAGGCGTAGTATCAGTACCAGGACCAAAGGGTGCAGGTGATGTTGTTCCTGCAATGCTTTCTCCTGGAGAAGCCGTAATTCCTTCAAAGATGACAGCAAAGTATTCTCCACTTATTTCTGGAATGATTAATGATAGCATTCCTGGTTTTATTTATGGCTATGATCCAAACGATGCATTTGGAGATGGAACCAGAAGACCTTTACTTGGACCAGATGGCAACCCTCTTCCACCATCAACACCAGGAACTCGTAATCCTTCTGATCCACCTCTACCCCCAAGAAATAGCGAAGAGCGTATAAACAGAGTTGGTAAAACATGGAACAAGTTAGTTACTAAGTTTGAAAAAGCGGTTCCTCCTATTAAAAAAGTTGGTCTTGCAGTTAGCGACACAACAAGAGCATTTGAAAAAGACAAGACTAGAGGATTTACTGGCTGGATGACTGGCTATGGAAGAGTCTCTGATACAGTTCAAAATGAAGATGGCACTTCAAGAAGAGCAACACAAGCAGAACGTGCAAATATGCGTCAGGATGCAAGAATGCAGTCAAGCCAAAGAGGTATGAATCGTGGCATGGTTGCAATGATGGTTCCTATGGCAGCAGGTGCATATGCACAGAAGAATCCTGAAAGCGGCATTGCAAAAAATATGGACATGATCATGATGATATCCATGTTAGTAATGTTGTTGCCAATGCTTAATAGCCCTCTTAAGTTATTGATAGGAACGGTCGCTGGACTAGCCATTGTATATAAGTTGCAGTCGGCAGCAATTAAGAAAAATATGATTGAGGGTCAAAAACAAGGACAGGCTATGGTTATGGCAACCAAGGGGCTTGAAGAACTTGGTAGCATAACTGGAACTGTTTCTAAAACACAAATTGCTGCAGAAAAAAGAAAGTCAAGAAATACAGACCTTGTTCCAGTTAGTATAGAGTTTGGAAATAAGGTTATAGAAGAAAGTGATTTTGGAAAGAATCTTAAAGCATCTTTTGAACAAACCCTAGCAGACCCAAACCTTGGAAGAGAGGCTGGAATTAATTCTTTAGTTAGTCAACTAGGAACTGCCGTATCTCAAGGACTTTTGACTAACGCTCAAGCAGAATCAATAGCAATTACACTTACTAGAAAACTTAAAGATGTAAGACTTGAACTTGATGTAAGAGGAAGATTGATTGAACTACTTGGTCCAAATGGAGAAAAATTAGTTTCAAATCCACTGCAGGTACAGGTTGATTTGTTGGCCACTGGAATAAGTTTACAAGATACCGCTGTTGCTAATTTAAACAAAGTTGCAAGCCAGCAAGTAGGAGTAAATACAAAGGGAGAATTTGCTCAACTTGGAGCAGGCGCTGTTGGTGGAGGATTTATAGCAGCAAAAGCAGGTATTGGTGCAGCAAACATGATGGCAATGGGATCAAATGCTGCTACTATCGCTGCTGCAGAAGCAAGGGTAGCAAAGGTTGCATCAGACGCAGGAAAGGTTAGCAAAGCCCTTGCAATTGCAAGAAATGTAAGAGTTGGAAGCCAACTTGCCACAGCAGGAGCAGCAGCAACTGGAGTAGGAACAATTCCTGGCCTAGTTGGTCTTGCAGTATCTACGGTAGTCTTTGGTGGAATTGAAGCAGGAATTAGAAATTGGCAAAAGGGTAAAGAGAAGGCCGCTATAGCAAAAGCGTCTGGAATTATTCAAGGGATAACATCGCAAAACCTTGCAGCCTCAATGGGAAGTATTGATGTTTTAACCGCACAATATGATACGGCAATTGCAAACCTAGAACTTAAAAAGAAAACATTAAAAACAGAACAAGATCGTACTGCCATTGACCAACAAATAAAAGACCTAGAGACTCAAAAGGATTCTGGACTTAAAACATTAAGATCTACCCAGGCAATGACTCTAGGAAGTGTTAGTGCTAGTTATCAAAAAGTAAATGATGCTAGTTTATTTGAAGAGATCAGCCCATTTGGTACTGAACGAGGACAAGTTCGTGATAAATTTATGGAGTCATTTGCTGTTGGACTTGATGAAAAGTTTAAAGATAACCCAATGCTAAAGGCACAAGCGGGTGCATTACAGAGCCAACTAGACGCTCTTGAGAAGGATGAGGTAACACTTGAAGTAACTGCATTAGTAACATCTGATATCTTAACACCAGCAGAAGCATCTGCAATGGTAAGTGCAATAACTAGCAACAAGGGCGATATCACTAAAGACATGCAGGCAGTTGTTGATGTTCAAGGCCTAGATGGGCTTCAGAGATTATCCACACTTTTAACTATGATTCCAAATGAAAATAATCAAAAAAATCTTTTTGTTGCAATTAAACAAATGAGTAAGACTGACGGAGATGCAGTGATGACTGCAATTGAACAACTCGGAATTATTCCACCTTTTGTTGGTATTGAGTTAGAAATTGAAACACAAAAAAGTGATACAAAACGTCTTAAGTCAGTAGGTAAAGAAATTGATGCACTTAAAAAACAATTCCCTGATGGAAAAATAAGTCTTGAAGCACTTGTTTCAGCAAGAGACCAAGGAGGAAAGCCTGGTTCGGGCACAGGAAAGAACTTAACGCTAGATGCAGCAATTGCTCAGTGGACAGAAATATCAAAACTTCCTAAAGAAATACAGTTCCAGGCAATGATCACTATTGGTTCAATTAGCCAAAGTGATAATTTTGATGACGTTATAGATAGAGAATTAGAAGCAGCCTTCTTAAAACAAAATCCTAAATTTAGGGAAACCGCTGGAAGAAGTAGAACTGGTGAAAGATTAGGAACTCCAGTAGACAAAGATGCACGAGCAAAGGCACTCAAAGCATTTAAAGAAGATACTAAAAATGTTGAAAAAGTAATACAAGAATATTTTAAGAAAACTGTGCCACAGTTATTCCCTACTGCAGTCCCACCAATCGTACCCTCTGAAGGCGACGGCCTAAATGATGGAAAGACTAAGAAAGATACCTCTTGGCTAAGTGACTTAACACAAAGATTAAAGATTGTTAAAGACTCCTCAATTGACGCACTAAACCCCTTGAAATCTATTAGAAAATTCCTTGGTAAGGATATTGCTGGTTTAGGTGGTGGCAGTGTTGAGTCAAATAAGTCACTTGATAAACAACTAGGTGCTATTCAGCAGATTGATGCACTTGCCCAAAACAAAAATATTAGAGGTTTGTCAGATGATTTTCGTGAAATTCTGGTCAACATGGATCCAGAGCAATTTGCTATATGGGCAAAAACACTTTTCAAAGTTGGCGAGGATGGAAGGTTAACTGGACTCACTCAAGACTTTATTGATATTAATAGTGCTTTTAGAACTGCAACTATTGGAGAGTATATTGAAAATGAGAAAAAGGCTGTTGATGAAATTCGCAACAGAGTTAGCGCATACTATACACTAACAGACTTGGCAAAGCAATATGGTTTTTCTGTAGCAGATACAAACAAACTGTTACAGAATCAATCTCTTGTTACTGATATTGCAAGCGGTATGCGGTACTCAAAAGAAGAACTTGCTGGATTAATTGATATAAATAAGCAGGCTAGAAAAGAATTATCTAGAGAAGCAACAGTTGGACAGTTCCAAGAAACCGATAAAATTCAAATACAGATAGATGCATTTAAGAAATTGCAGGCTGAGGGTATTGAGTATGAAACAATTCTTCAGATAATTTCTAAATCAGAGTGGGCAGAGGCAGTTGCTTCTTCTGCTGGTGAAGTAACAGATCAGTTCTCAGACCTCATTAAATCTGCAAAAGACTATAAAAAAGTCGTGTTTGAATTATCACAACTTACAGAATCTGACGCAACAAAACTAGATCAGAGATTTGCAGCAGAGGCAGCAAGGATAACTGCAAAGGCTACAGCAGATTTTAGAAAAACAAACTTAATGTCTGTTGAGCAGTTCAACGCTATAACAAGAGAAAAAGAAATTACACAAAGAGGTTTCCAGGATCAGATTGATACATACAATGATGGAATTTCAGAAATTGAAAAACTTGAACAATCTGTAAATGATAAGTATGATGCAAAGGCTAAATTAATTGATGAGCAGGTAGGTGCTCTAGAAAAGGTTCTCTCTATCAACGAGGACATTGCAGCACAGCAACAAAATCAATTAACCCTAGCAGATGCTCTTACACAAGGTGATATTTCAGCAGCAGCCAAGGCTGCAGCAGATTATTCTGCTCAGCAGGCAGAGGTTGCTTCTAGAAGTGCTAGAGAAGCACTTGACGAACAAAGAGCAGCAATGGAAGTTGCTAGACAAAAACAACTTGATGATCTTAGAACAAAAATTAATGGAAAAGAATATACTAGAAAACAACTTACAGCAGAAATAGCAGCAATACAAGAAACACATATTGATAAACTTGAAAAAGAAATTGAAGCAAGAAATCGTTTAGTGTCTGCACATGAAGATGCAAATACAAAGGCTTTGGCAAATGTAGAAATTAATAAAATGACTGCATCAGAATGGGAAATTATAAAAGGTGCTGCTACTACATTAAATGAAGCATATGATGCACAGGTAATTAATATTGATGAAATTGCAACATCAGTAGGTGGAGTATCTGCAGCATGGGATGCAGTTACAACAGCAATTAAGAATGCATCTTTAGAAGTTGGAAAGTATCCATCATCGGGGTCAACATCTGCAGCAGATAAAGCAGATCTAGCCAAAGCCGCCAGAGATAAGGCAGCAGAGGATGCAAAAGCAGCAGAGGATGCAAAAGCAGCAGCACTCGCAGCGGCTGAAGCAGAAAGACTTGCTAAACTACCAATTATTCCTGGCTTTACTCCATCCATACAAATGCCACAGTCTACTTTAAAACCAGGAGACAAAGGGTTTGTTGGACCAGTACTTCCACGAACATCTGGTGGTGGTGGAGGAGGTCGTTTTGGAAATCAACTGTTGCTGTCAAATGGTGGAATGATTCCTAAGTATATGCCAATGGGAGGTTTAGTTCCATATATGGATGGCGGAGGAATGTTTAAACCTAAAGGCACCGACACTGTTCCAGCAATGCTAACTCCTGGAGAATTTGTTATAAAAAGAAGTATTGCAGATCAATACGGAGCATTTCTTGAATCATTAAATAATGGAAAGTATACATCTTTTGATACACCTACATATTCTTCTATGAGTAATAATGTCAAGGTTGGCGTAGGGGCAGCAGGTTCTTCAGCAAATAACTCTAGCAAGGTGTATAATTACAATGTAGGAATTAACGTAAATAATACAAATGCAGGTGCAGATGATATTGCCAAGGCGGTAATGTCTGAGATTAAGTATATTGATTCACAAAGACTTCGGGGACAAAGGTAATGGCAACATCAGGCTATATAACAGGTAGAAAGCGCTATCAGAGACCGCAAGGAGTTCTTTGGTCTAATAACCCAGGAACGCTCTCAAACGGTCTCTATGTGCCTACAGGGTATGAGGTTGGGGCAGATATAGGGGCAGAGACAAACCCTTCTCTAATAGATCAATTCGTAATACTTTCTGATCATAATCGTAGCGAAATGAGATTTTCTCCAAAGAGAATTGAACAAAGACAAAGAACCATTAATGGTAGAATGCGCTCATATCATATTGCAGATAAACTTGAGATTTCTTGGTCCTGGGAAAATCTGCCATCAAGACCATATACTGAAAGTCCAGAGTTTGCAGATAATGGTTTGTCAGCACTAAAGGGAACACAGTCTGAGTACACATCAGATGGTGGAGCAGGTGGAGTTGACATTTTAGACTGGTACGAAACACACAAAGGTCCATTCTGGATGTTTTTGGCATATGACAAATATAGCAATTTTGATAATACAGAAGACCCATACGCACACCTTCATCAGTATAATCAAGTAATTCAGGTTTATATATCTGAATTTAATTATACTGTTGTAAAGCGTGGAGCAACCAACCACGACCTTTGGAATATCTCGGTAACACTGGAAGAGGTATAAGGTGTTTGTAAGTAGTGAATTAAAAACACATCTAGAATCTTCTTCAACTATCCAGTTGCAGTCTCTTGTTTTGGCTGAGTGGAATATGAACATGCCAGATAACATTGAAAGACTGGGTAATTATAGATATAGACCAACTGGCACAGATACTAAGTTTACAACTATATCAAATACCTTTGATGCATTAGACTCTGCGGGTTTGTATACTGGGGCAACTGATGCTGATATTGCAATTGATGGTGGATTCTCTAATGCTGATTTGCCACAGTTCTTTATTTCTAAAAAAGAAAAAATGAAAATGCTCTATTCTTTAGAGGATTGCATTAAACCTTTTAGACCAAGATCAGGTATTAACAAGTTGATGTATTTTGGTGGCAACTATGTTCATAATTCAAATGAACTAATGTCTCAAAGACCAAGATACTATATGCCCTCTAGATATGATGAGTTTAAATATTGGACCTCTTATAGAACTGAGACTGCAGTAGAGGGTGGTGTTACAAAAACAATTGAGCGTGGTATTGCTAAGAACAAAGTTGGAACATTAAACTATATTGACGATACAGCCCCCTTTGTTGTGTATAAAGAAAATGTTCCAGCAAATAGAATTATTGTAAAGATGCAGACTAATGTTGGAAATGTAAACCTGGGACCTTTTGTAACTTCTTCTGGTTCAATACAAGATCCACTTTATAGGTCAGATTATAAGACAACCCCACTAAACTGGAAAGTTCAATATCTCAAGGATAATTCTTGGGTAGATGCACAATCATTTAATGCTACAAGCGTAAGAGACGACGGGACAGCAATAGTTGGTCCAGATGGATATCTTGAACTTCAGTATGGTCTTATTATTCCTAAAGAATATAGAACAAGGTTTAACTATCAAACAACACTGCCAGCAGTATCTCAGTTGCCAAGTATTTCACTTGATGGATATGCGTACCTGGTTATTCCTACAACTGGTAGCCGAGGAACTTTTCATATTTGGGATGAGGAGTCTGAAGAATACAAAACATTTACCCCACAATATGGGTGGAGAGTTGCAGAAGAAACAGTAAACAATGAAAGTAGTTTTATAGAAGATGTTACATCTCCTGCTTATTTTAATAATGAAACAGATGGCCAAAAGGTCTATAGAGAGTTTCAGAACGTGCGAGGAATTCGCATTGTAGTAGATACCATGAACAAATTTGATTCTAGGTTTGACCTAATTGAAATGTCTCCTAGACTTGTTGTTGATATTTCTAATAAAGTTATAGATTTTAGAATTAATAAAAGCCTTGCTAACCTTGGAGCAACTTCTTTACCAGTTGGACAACTGCTTGCCTCAACAGGAGAAATTTCTCTTTTTGATGATGACCAAGCGTTTAACCCTAATAATACAACAAGCATACTTAGCAAATACGTAAGAAAAAACATTAAGTTTAACTTTTATGAAAAGATTGTTAATGTTGGTGGATATGATTACTATGTTCCAATGAAGACTTTATACTCAGAAGGTTTTCCACAGGTTGATCGCAGTTCTGGAACACTGTCCTTATCCCTTAGAGATATGTACTTTCTCCTTGAGTCAATGCCTGCGCCAAGAATGCTTGTCACAGAAGCATCTCTTAGTTATGCTATTACACTTTTGCTTGACTATATTGGTTTTAGTAACTACACATTTTTAAGGGTAGCAGGAGAAAACGATCCAATCATCCCATACTTCTTTATTGCTCCAGATCAAAATGTTGCTGAAGTATTAAACCAATTAGCCACATCAACACAGACAGCAATGTTTTTTGATGAATACAATAACTTTGTAGTAATGAGCAAAGACTACATGATGCCTTCGCTAACCCAAAGAGAGTCAGCCTTTGTTTTGTCTGGATCTAACAATCAGACAGATACAGGAGTAACTGAAAATGCTACATCTGGAACTCTTCCAAACATTATATCTATTTCATCAGAAGATAAAAAAATATTTAACGCTGGAAAGATTAACTATACAACAAGATACATTCAAAGGTCATACGGAAGTATTCGCCAGGCAAGCCTGGTAGATCAAGAAAAAACATGGATATATAAGCCTGCCCTTTTATGGGAAGTTTCTGGAACTGAAAACACTAAGACTATCAATGAGGTTGCAAGTACTCAGGGTAGTTATGTTTTAGGAGCAATGCCAATTGCATCAGATGTGACAAGTGCTTTGCCAGTAGTTGTCAATAACCAAATGACAAATAATATAATTGATTTAGGAGAAAACGTATATTGGCTAACAAGATACAATGGCTACCTATACTCTAACGGAGAAATTATTAAATATGATGCTGCGGAGTTTAGTGTTACCCTTGGTCTTTGGTATGATATTAAAACAGACGGAACTATAGATTATACAAAGCAGTATTTTGTAGATCCAGGAAACCTTGCTCCAGCATCAGTTATTTCTACAATTGAGTCAAAGGTTAAGTCTAAAGAAATTACTCAGGATCAAGCAAATAAAACTATTGATCAGTGGAAGTCAACACACCGACAAGGATCAAGTAATGTATGGATTAGTAGTAATGAAGAGTATCAAAAATATTTTTCTGTTTTGCCATTTAATGGAAAAATATATCCAACTGGAAGAATAAGAATTTATGCTGTACCTTATTACGAGACAACTGGTACAACTACAAAGATGAAAAATGGTGCTGTTGTTGAACATGGACGTGGGCAGTTTGGTACACAGGTGTCCGCACATAGTGCTGGAATAAATTCCTATTGGTCAAATAATGACAATGTTCGTGGATGCACGATGAAGGCCAAAGACTATTTGTTTACAACCAACCCAAGCCCTACAACTCCCTCTACATCCGTTGGTGCTGCAGGAGTAGACAATGCCCTTGCAAAAAGGACAACAAGAAATAGCATTATTAGAAACTTCATGTCTTTAAGTGGAAAAACAGAAACAGATGTAAACTCTTTTACTCAGGCAAGAACTGGAACAATACAATCATCTGCCCTTATAATGAATGGTCCATCATTTACAACTACTGAAAGTCCTCTTGATTTTATATCTTATGTTTATAAACCTTTAAATAATGCTTATAGGCATTTTGGAACAAGAATGCGGATAATCGGTAAGATTGAGAATAATCAAACAAGAGGACAAACTCCAACAGGCAGTACCTCTTATTATCAAGTAACAGGATCCTTAACAGATCAGAACGTTAGTATTGGTGGTGGCTCTGGAGGTCTTGGTGTAATGCTAAATCCAGAAACTAATAATGGATATTATTTTGAGATAGTTGCATTAACTGAAAGCAATGTAGAATCTTATTTAAAAACAACAGCAGACGGAACTGAGGATGTTGTTATCCACAATGTTTTATTTTATAAAATTAAAAAAAATAGCGCAAACTCAGATGCAATTCCATTAAAACTTTGGGGCGGATTGTCAAAGATTACAGTAGATGACGGAAGTTTTACAGGTCAATACAGAATGACAACACAAGAAACACCAACTGTTTTTGATCTTTCTGTTGAGTATACAGATATAGGAAACACCAGAAGATTTTATCTATACATTAACAATAATCTTATTAAGGTGGTTGATGATATTGATCCACTTCCCATATACAATAATATGGCTTTATTTACCCGTGGCTCATCAAGAGTTATGTTTGAAAATGTTTACGCTCTTTCAGAAAACTATTCTCAAAACACTGTATCCACTACTGTAGACACAATTTCACAAGCATTTGGAGATGACACAGTAGACACTAATGAATCTTTTAGAAAATATGCTATGAGCGGAATAGTCCAGTCAACTTATATCTCTGGCATAAGTGCCCAGCAACCACCAAAATATAATATTTATTTTGATGAGTTTGGGACTATCATGAGGGAGTGTGCATATTTTGATATTAGATATGATCGTGCATATCCAGCGCTATATGCTCAACTATCACCAACATTTAATCGTATAAAAGGATACACTACTTCTGGATTTTATGCAGATTCTTATGGTGCTGAGTTTATGATTTTTAATTCTACAGATAAGGCCTTAGTTCTAGATGACACAAGTGGAAACTACTTAAGAATTCAGGGTATTACATTTACACAAGACACAACACATGAATTGACGGTAGATGAATATTTTAATAAAAAATCTAGCCACTCTGATCCAGAAATGCAAGGAACAACAGTGCTAACATCTCCATATTTAGAGTTAGAAAAATATAATAAAATTAAACAAAGCAGGATGATATATGGAAATAATGAATTTTCTATTGAGGCTCCATATATTCAAACTCAAGACTCTGCCAATAGTTTAATGGGGTGGATTATTGATAAGTTAATGACACCCAAAAGATCCGTTGGTGTTAATATATTTAGTATTCCAACACTACAACTTGGCGATATTGTTAATATTAATTATAAAGATAGCAACAATCTTGATATGATAACTTCATCTAATACAAGATTTGTTATATATAATATAGAGTATTCTAGAAATAGTGATGGACCAAACATGACGCTTTACTTGAGTGAGGTATAAAATGACAAACAGTGCAGGAGTCAGCGCAACTCCACCAACGCCATCTTCAAAATCATCAGTGTCTTCTTCTATTTTTTCTTATGTAAAAACCGCAACAAAGGACATTATACTTTTTGACGATGGATCTGTTCCCGTTGACTTAATGGCTGATTTAATATTTGAAGATATAGGTGGCCAAGAGTTGATTAGCATTGCAAGGCGTGACACAGTTAATGGTCAAAAAATTACCTATCAACCAATTAAAAATCTTTCTTCTATAGAGCAGCAGTATAACCCTAATAATATTCTTAATCTTCAGGCAACTGCAGATAAGTATTTTGCTAACTTTCCAATTAAACTTGATGATAAGATTCCTCAAAATGGCGGTGGTACTGGAGGAGACTACGTTTATATAGATTCAGTCACGGGTAATCTTATAGTAGAGGCAGTAAACCTTGAGACAGATGAGCAGATAGAGATTCAGATAGCCAGAAGTGGTACAATATATGAGACAGATTTTAATGAGGGAGTATCTTGATAACTAATACTGGAAAGTCTATTCTTGGCAAATACCTTCTTGGACAGGCTCCAGCCTACGCTTCTTATATTGCCATTGGGTGCGGACCTAAGCCTCTTGATACAGTAGATATACCTGGAGATTATTCTAATAAAAAAAATCTTGATTTTGAAATGCTTCGTGTACCAATATCTTCTAGAGGTTTTGTTAGCGAGGGGGGGTTGGACAAAATAGTATTTACAGCAGAACTACCAGCAGAAGAAAGATACGAAATAACAGAAGTTGGTATTTTTTCTGCAAAGTCTAATCCATCAGCAGGTGCTTATGATAGCAAGACCGTTTTTTCTTTTACTAATGTTGAAAACTGGAACTACCACACCTCAGCATCAGTAACAGCCATAACCTCTATTTCTACTGCTCTAGACGAAAATGATGACAATATTATTTCAACCAACCTAAAGGCTTTTCAGACAAACGCCGATAACCCTATATTTTATAAAGTGTCTAGAGCAGAAAGATATGAAAGGTGCAGATTTCTAAATAACGTAATTTTAATGCGTGGAGATGATTCAACTTTAACCGTATCTGGTGGGCACTTTGTCATTGGTGCAGGATCTAATCACATCCACTACACCAACCCAAGTGTAAATTTTTCCCAAAACTCTCCTACAGATGAATTACGCCTAGCATTTTCTGTTATAAGTAAAGATGGAGACTCTCTTGCTGTTCCAGATACTGTACGTGTTCTTGTAGACTTTGCATCAACTGATGATGGATCTGGGGAATATGCAAGGTTTGAAGCAGAAATAACAAACGGCACTGGCATTGGAGAATATAATTTAGAAGAAAATAGATATATCGTAGTATCTAAACAATTACAACAGTTATATACAAGTGCTAATTTTACTTGGAATGCTGTCACAGTTGCAAAAATATATGTAAGTGCTATTGATGGTGGCGCTGTTTCTAATAATTATTACATTGCTCTTGACTCAATGAGACTAGAAAATATAGGAACAACAAATGTTCTATATGGTCTAACAGGTTATTCTGTTATACAAAACTTAGACTCAGAGTCAATCGTTAAGGCACCAAATACAAGCAACTATGTAGAATTTAGATTTTCTATTGGTGTAACGTAATGGCTGAGATTATTAAAAAGGCAAAAGTGCTAAAAGAAAGTTTGCCACCAGTAAGTAGTATTACTGGAGAATATAGTGTAAGATATAGGATTATATCTGAAGATAAAAACAGAGTTTCTTCTTGGTCTTCTGTATATAGCGTTGATCCAAACTATACCTATGTTCCTGGAAAAATAAATATATCTTCTTCTTCTGGTGTAGTCCGTGTAGCCTGGGATTCTGTAACAATTAAAATTGAAACAAATGTTATTCGCCAAGCAAAAGATTATGACATTTTTGTTAAATGGAGTAAGTCTGCTGGTCTAGGCGATTGGAACTATGTAGAAAGAATAACAACAAATAGTACTACTCTTGTTGTTCCAGATACCTTTTTTATTGATGGGGTAGATCAAGAAGATGTGCCAAACAGAGTTACAGTTGAGGTATACTTAATAGGTGAACCAGTAACAAGGGAATATACAACACTGCGTGTTTATAATCCAGCAATGCATACGGTCTAATGATATAATGGAGAGATAATGGCAAAAGTACCGCTACCCGAAAGAGGGCAACCAATAGATGTTGCATATATTTATGAACTAACTAAGGCAGTTAACGATTTATCTGCACAAGTTTCTTCTGCAACATACAAGACTACTACCGTAGATGCAGGAACAGCAGGACCTCAAAACGTAAAAACATCAGAGGCAAAGTTTATTGGTGGATATGTAGAGGTAGCAAACAATAAAACAGTTACAGCATCTTCAGAAGTTCCATTCTCTTTTCCATATAGTGATTTTAAATATGCCCCAGTAGTTACAGCAACACCAATAAATAAGGGTGGAACTCCAGCAGGACAAAATGTTACAGTAACACTAACAAGCGTTACAACAACAAAGGTAGATGGAATTGTAAGATTTAATGCTGCTGGCGATCTTACTGTTGGTGTAAACCTTATTGTTATTGGCGTACCAAACTAACATTAAGGATGTTAAATTGATTTCTTGCCGAAAGTGCAAAGGTAGAATGTTCGTTGATAGACAATATTCTAATATTGATCATATAGAGATTTATTGTGTTCGTTGTGGATCAAGAAGATTTTTTCATCCACCAAGTGAAAGCAGGGAAGGCGCATGGATACTTCTAAACGAAAAATCCAGAGCGAAGCATACAATAACGAACCTGTAATTAAGGGTAAAGTTAAAGTATGGTTTTTAAATGGGGACTTAGTAAAGGTTCATCACTCTTCTAGATCTACTGGCTTAGTAACTTTGTATAATGTTACAAAAGATAGATTAGAGTCTTGTTTGCTTATTGATTTCAAGAAACATAGGGAAAGAGCCTATAGTGTAGCAGAGACTGCTGTACTTGTCAATAGGCACAGAAAGTATATTCCAAGTTTAATTAAACGAGGAGTTATTCCGCCACCAATAGGTGCTAGTTTAAATGGAGAAAGATCTTGGCAAGTTAGAGCATATTACTCTGAGTCGCATGTAAAAGAGATACGTGCTATACTTGCAAGTATACATATTGGACAACCAAGAAAAGACAAATTAATAACAAATAATATGACTCCTACTAGCCAAGAATTGACACGGCGAATGGGAGACGGTATACTTACATATACGAAGACAGAAGATGGACGATTTATTCCAGTGTGGAGTGAGTCCATTTAAAACGAAATGGGTGGATAATGGAAAACGATTCAACAAAAGTATCAGTTACTCTGGGCTATACACTTAACCTGGGTAACTTTCAGTCACTACGACTTGACCTTGGAGTTGTAGATAGCAAGCGTGATGGTGAGAATACAGATCAGGCTTTTGAGCGTGTGTATAAGTTTGTAGAAGATAAGTTAACAGATAAGATTCGTGAAGCACAAGAAGAGGCTTCCGAAGCATAATGGCTGATCGCAAAGACCGAATGGCTTTGCTCAGCAGGTTTAACAAGTTTTACCTACAAAGGTATGAGCAAAAGTCTAATATGAATCTTAACGTGGAGCAGTGGTCTGCTGATGCGCTCATTGAGTCCTATGGCATTAGTGATTGCTATGACATTTTAGAGTATTACTTTTCTATTGCACAAGAGCCTAGTTGGAATTACTTTGCTTATAATACAGAAAAAATTATAAATGGTAAGAAAGAAACAGAGCAAGACAAAAAAGATAGAGCAGAGCGTAGACGAATGGCAAAGGAGTGGTTAAGTGAATAACACAGAGGCAAAGGTTATTACTGCAGTCTTACAAGATAAACAAATTCACGTACTGCTTCAGGGCAATGTTGAGACAATGCTACGAACTCACAATGATATTTGGAACTTTATTCGCTTGTATTCTGAAAACAATCAGGCACTGCCACCAACAGATCTAGTAAGAGAAAAATTTAGAGACTTTGAACCAGTGTCTGGTGTTGGGTCTACAAAGCACCACCTTGCAGAACTTCAAACAGAATATCTAAATGATAGTCTAAAAGATCTTCTTCGCAATGCAGCAGGTGAGGTTCAGACTGGTAACGGGACAGAAGCACTTGAGCACCTTATAACTAAAACCTCAGAACTAAAAAAGAACACTGCTGCTATCCGTGACATTGATGCAACAGATCTTGAAGATGCTGTAGCATATTACGAAAGAGTGCAAAAGCAAAATGAATTAGGTGCTGTAGGAATTAAGACTGGCCTTCCAGGTTTTGATAACTATCTTCCTGCTGGAATTATGCCAGGGCAACTTGGAGTATTCTTAGCCTATCCAGGTATTGGTAAGTCATGGATGGCACTATACTTTGCAGTGCAGGCGTGGAAACAGGGTAAGTCACCAATGATTATCTCGCTTGAAATGTCTGAGACAGAAGTTCGTAACCGTGTATTTGCAATTATGGGTGAAGGTCTTTGGTCACACCGTAAACTTTCTAACGGTGAAGTTGAAATTGATATGCTTCGTAAATGGCATGCGAATAAGGTAGAGGGTCGCCCAGAGTTTCACATCATCTCAAATGATTCTGGTGGAGAGGTTACTCCTTCAGTAATCCGTGGAAAGATTGATCAGTATAAGCCTGACTTTGTTGTAGTAGATTATCTACAACTTATGAGTCCAAACCAAAAGGCTGATAATGAAACGGTAAAGATGAAGAACCTTTCACGAGAACTTAAACTAATGTCTATTAGTGAAGAAGTGCCTATTATTGCTATCTCATCTGCTACCCCTGACGATGTAAAGGATCTTAGCACTCCTCCAACACTTGGACAAACGGCGTGGTCAAGACAGATTTCTTATGATGCTGACTGGCTTCTTGCATTGGGTCGTGGAGTTAATAGTGATATTATTGAGTGTGTATTTAGAAAGAACCGTAATGGTTTTATGGGTGACTTCTTAGTACAGGTAGACTTTGACAAGGGCTACTACAGATATAAGGATTTTGAAGATGGCAAGTAATATCTATAGTGAAGAACAGGTTCGCAGAGTCCTTAATGGATCTGGAGTTGAGATTGAAGCAGAGTTTGGTAATGACTTCATTGTGTACTGTCCATATCATAATAACAGCAGAACTCCAGCAGGAGAAGTAGCGAAGGATAGCGGTTTGTTCTTTTGCTTTGGATGCCAGACAACTAAAAACCTTGAAGAGTTTATTATGTTCACAACTGGCCGATCATATTTTGAAACTGTCCGCTACATAAAAAGCAAAGAAACAGAAACAAACATTGAGAACATAGTTAATAAGGCTATGTATGCACCACCAGATTTTGTTCAGTATGATGAAGTTTTAATTAAGCGTTTAAATAATCAAGCACTTGAGTCTCCAAGAGCAATGAGATATTACTCTGGAAGATCAATTACAGAAGATTCTGTTAAAAAGTTTTGGTTAGGTTATTCAGAAAAACAGGATATGGTTACCATTCCTGTACACTCTCCAGATGGATTAACAATTGGTTTTGTTGGTCGTTCTGTTGAAGGTAAAGAGTTTAAGAATACTCCTGGCCTTCCAAAGAGTAAGGTCTTGTTTAACTTGCACAGAGTTAAGACTTCTAGTATTATATATGTAGTGGAGTCATCCTTTGATGCAATCCGCTTAGACCAAGTAGGTTTCCCAGCAGTTGCAACACTGGGTGCTAACGTATCTGCATCGCAGATTAAACTGTTAGAAAAGTACTTCAACAACGTTGTACTTGTTGCAGACAATGATGAGGCTGGCGCAATTATGAAAGACAAGTTAATTGAAAAACTTGGATCTCTAGTCAGCGTAGTCAACATAGATAAAAAATACAAAGACATTGGCGATATGGATGATGAAGCAATTAAGGAACTTGAGTTCCAGTTTGACAAATCTATCTCGTCTATGCTAAACTAATATAACAACACGAAGGAGAAAATATGAGCGTAGTAAAGGGACTCAAGAATATCAATGCCCTGCTTGACAAGCCAAAGTATGACGAAAACTCACCAAAGGTAAAGTGGCTAAAACTTGCCGATGGTCAATCAGTAAAGATTCGCTTTATTGAAGAACTAGATGAAGACTCAGCAAATTATAATGAAGGTCGTGGTCTTGCGCTAGTTGTAAAAGAACACACAAATCCAAAGGACTATAAGCGTAAGGCTGTAGACACAATGGAATCAGAAGGCCGTGACTGGGCAGAAGAGATGCACCGCAAGGATCCAAAGGCTGGATGGCGTGGTCGTCTTCGTTTCTACTGCAACGTCCTAGTAGACGATGGAATTGAAAAGCCATATGTTGCTATTTGGTCAATGGGTGTAAGCAAGCAATCTGCTTTCAATACCATTCGTGAGTATGCTCTTGAAACAGGAAGCATCTCAAACTTGGTTTGGAAAGTAAAGCGCAATGGTCAGGGAACTGAAACATCTTACACACTTATTCCATCTGCACCAGACAAGGAACCTTTTGACTGGGCAGAGATTGAACCATTCCCATTGGAATCAGCACTTAAGAAGATTCCTTATGCGGAACAAGAAGCATTCTATTTGGGCTTTGATGGTCCAACAACCACGTCTGCAACAAACACAGACTGGTAATAGATGAACTACGCAGGCTTACACGTACACACACACTATTCATTATTTGATGGTGTTGCTACTCCAGAAGAATATGTAGACCGAGCAGTTGAACTTGGTATGCCAGCATTGGCTATCACAGATCACGGAACCTTATCTGGGCATCGGGAACTGTACCGAATTGCAAAAGCAAAAGGTGTAAAGCCTATTCTTGGCGTAGAAGGATATTTTTGTGTTGATAGATTTGACAAGAGGCCGAAGGCAGAACGCACAGAGCCAACTGATCTAGTTTATAATCACATTATCCTTCTCGCTAAGAATCAAGTAGGTCTTGAAAATCTTAATAAAATTAATGAAATTGCATGGACAGAGGGGTACTTTAATAAACCACGCTTTGACTTTGAAGTATTAGAAAAGTATAGCGAAGGTATTATCGTACTCTCTGGCTGTCTTAGTGGTATTATTGCAAAGGCTCTTGAGTTTGGAGAGTATGCACAAGCAAAGAAACATATTGAGTGGTTTAAGCGTGTGTTTCAAGATGACTTCTATATGGAACTTATGCCACATAACGGGGCAGAAGTTAATAAGCAGTTATCTGATCTTGCAGATGAATTTAAAATTCAAACTGTTGTTACTCCAGATTGTCACCATGTTGACGAATCACAAAAAGAAATTCAAGAGTTTAAGTTACTTATGAACTCTCACGCCAAGGTACAAAAAGATACCACCTATGACAAATCAAAAAAGCAAGATGGAATGATGAAGCGTCTTGACTATTTGTACGGTGAAGATAGACAAATGTCATTTAATAAGTTTGATATACACCTGCTTTCGTATGACGAAATGAAGTTTGCCATGGAATCCCAGGGTATTGTAAGAGAAGATATGTACACAAATACCATAGTGATATCTGACAAGGTAGAAGACTATGATATTAAAGATGGATTAAACCTTCTACCAGTACAGTATAAAAACCCTGACAAAGAACTTAGAACCCTTGCTATGGAAGGCTTGAAGGTTCGTGGTTTGGATACTAATCAAGAATACCTTGACCGCCTTGATGAAGAGTTAGAGATTATTAAGAACAAGAACTTTGGCCCATACTTTCTTGTTGTTCAGAATATGATTAGTTGGGCAAAGAAGGAAGGCATCTTGGTAGGTCCTGGACGTGGATCTTCTGCTGGCTCATTGTTGTGCTATTCACTTGGTATTACTGATATTGATCCAATTGAACACGGATTGTTGTTCTTCCGCTTTATTAATCCAGAGCGTAATGACTTTCCAGATATTGATACAGATATTCAAGATACTCGTCGTGAAGAAGTAAAAGACTATCTAGTTCGTCAATATCGCCACGTTGCATCTATTGCAACCTTTTTAGAATTTACTGGAAAAGGAATTGTTCGTGATATTGCACGAGTTCTAAATATTCCTTTGTCAGATGTAAACAAAGTACTAAAGACTGTAGATACTTGGGATGATTTCTGTAACTCTAAGTCAACAAGAGAGTTCCGTGAAAAATATCCAGAGGTAGAAGTTTATGGAGAGCAACTGCGTGGAAGAATTCGTGGTACTGGTATTCATGCTGCTGGTGTTGTTACTTCAAAAGAACCAATCTTTAGACACGCTCCAATGGAGACAAGATCTTCTACTGGTAGTGATGAGCGTATTCCTGTTGTTGGTGTAGACATGGAAGAAGCAGAACGCATTGGGCTAATTAAGATTGATGCTCTAGGGCTTAAGACTCTTAGTGTACTTAAAGATACTATTGATATGGTTAAAGAAAACCATTATGTTGACATTGACTTATTGTCAATTGACATGAAAGATAAAGATGTTTACGAGATGCTCTCTAGTGGTTTTACCAAGGGAGTGTTTCAGTGTGAAGCAACGCCATATACAAACCTTCTTATTAAGATGGGTGTAAAGAACCTAAACGAACTTGCAGCATCAAATGCTTTGGTTCGCCCAGGTGCTGCTAACACAATCGGTAAAGATTATATTGACCGCAAGCACGGTCGTCAAAATATTAATTATCTTCACCAAATTCTAAAACCATTTACGGAGGATACCTATGGCTGCATTCTTTACCAAGAACAAGTTATGCAAGCATGCGTACAACTTGGCGGTATGTCCATGTCGGAAGCAGATAAAGTTAGAAAAATCATTGGAAAGAAAAAAGATGCTAAAGAGTTTAATGAGTTCCAAGATCGTTTCGTTAGTGGTGCTAGTAAGTATATCTCCCCTAATGATGCTTTGGATCTTTGGCATGATTTTGAAGCGCATGCTGGGTATTCGTTCAACAAATCACATGCCGTTGCTTACAGTACTCTCTCGTATTGGACAGCGTGGCTAAAATACCACTATCCGCTAGAGTTTATGTTTGCACTATTAAAAAATGAAAAGGACAAAGATGGCAGAACTGAGTATCTTATTGAAGCAAAAAGAATGGGCATTAGTATTAAGTTACCTCACATTAACGATTCGGATAAAGATTTTAAAATTGAGGGTAAAGGCATTCGGTTTGGACTCAGTGCTATCAAGTTCATATCTGACACGATTGCTGAAAGATACATATCAGCACGACCATTTAATTCATACAAAGAACTTGAGGAATTTACCTTTACAAAAGGAAACGGAGTAAACTCCCGTGCACTGCAGGCACTAAGAGTAATTGGTGCTGCAACATTTAATGATAACCCTAGAAATGATGATGAGATTAAAGAGAACCTTTATGAGTATCTAAATCTACCAGAGTTTAATATTACTATTCCATCTCACTATTATGCTTTTATTAGTGATGTAGAGCAGTTTGAAGAAAAGGGATCTTATATTCTTTTGGGAATGGTCAAGGCAATAAAGCGTGGCACTGGCTGGTCAAGAGTTGAAGTCTTAGATAAAACTGGATCAATTGGAATCTTTGATGAAGAGCAGACAACAATTGAAACTGGAAAGACATACTTGCTTTTGGCAACAGACAACAGAATTGTTTCTGCAATCCCAGCAGATGAAATAAGAACATCTTCAGATGCCCTTGTCAAATTTTTAAGTTATAAGCAGTTGCCATACAAGGATGAAGAAATGTATGTAGTATCTTTTAAGCCTAGAGTTACTAAAGCGGGTAAGAAGATGGCAACCCTTACACTTGCAGACACAAGCAGAGACTTGCACCCTATCACTGTATTTCCTACAGCATTCTCAAAAGCATATATGCATATTGAAGAGGGCAAGTCTTACAAGTTTAGTTTTGGCAAAACAAAAGATGGAACTATAACACTGGAGGATATAAATGCTTGATGATATGGCAATAGAACTACATAAGAATGCAGTTGAGAAAGGTTTTTGGGGAAGCCCAGAAGATCATGACGCTATAAATGATATCTTTATTGCTAAGCAATGTATGATGATTGTTTCAGAAGTTACTGAGGTAATGGAAGCAGTACGCAAAGATAAGGGTGAAGAAGAAATTACTAAGGAGTTTGCAGATATTATTATTCGCACACTTGACCTGTATGCAGGAATGGTTGAAGCAGGATATACTAGATTATCACTTGATCAAGCACTAAAAGAAAAGGTCGACTTTAATAAAACTAGACCAGAAAAAC